GAATGATTATGAGTACCTTGACCTTGATTCTGAAAATCTATCAAATGTGTGTGATGAGTTCCACCGGCTGTTGTATATCCAGTTTGCATAAGATTTGGTTGATGTACATGTCCACCTTGATTATATCCACTTGTTCTCCCCATGTTTCTCTGTGGTGATGGTTGATTCATACGAGTGGTTTGTCTACCATTTCCATTGGTAGGAGTAAGAAATCTATGACCTGGTTGTCCACCTGGTATATTTGGATTGTGTACTGCACCTTCCATTGGGCCTTTTTCTGGATGCATATGATAAAGTGTTCCAGCTGGAACTGGTGTTCCATTATCAAACATAAATTGTCCTTGTCTAGCTCTTAAATTTGTTTGATTTTGTCCTCCACGAGTTACTGTACCTGTAGTTCTACTTGTACTTTTGTTTCCCATACCTGATATAAATCTATCTGTTGCCATTTTATTTCTCCCTAACCTATGTATATACCCAAAGGTGCCTTATTCAATACTTGTTGTTGTGCCTCGGCAGTTTCTTGTTCTATTTTTGCCTTCTCACTAACTGAAGTTTGTTCTAATAATTCTTTTAACTGTTCTATTAGAGTAGATTGTTCTTCTCTACCTTCTGATTTTAAAGCCTCACCATCAAGATTAACATCTCCGTTTGGTATAGGCATTGAAGAATATTTACTTCTAATAATTCCTAATAATTCTTTTGCCAATGCAAGAGTATATTGTCGTATCCATTGTCTACCTGGTGCATTTATCTCTGTATATGTAATAAATTTATAAGGTACATTAGATGGGTCTGATGTTTTACCATCCATGTAAGTTCTACTCGTACTTCTAGCCTCATCTCTTACATAATAATGAAAAAATAATTTATCACCCACATCATTTAAATCAGGTATTGGAAATATTTTAAGTTTATTATTTGTTAATTCAAACGAATAATTTGATTTCCTAATGTAATCATTTGTTTCAATCATACCTGCCCTTGTTATATCATGAGATATAGGTCTCAATATAAAAGATACTGCAGGTGCCACATTACCCATTCCAAAATTATCTAACATATTTCTTTGTTCAAAAGAACCAGCGAATGGGTCATAAAATCTTGTTATTGCAGAAGGACCTTGATTAAATACTCGTTGTATTTCTAATCTTTTACCTGTATGAGATGAAGAAATTGTGGATTCAGTTTGTAAATCATATTCTTGTTTTTCCGATAATGTTATTGAACCACTATGTAAAGTTGCATTACCTCCAACATTTGATGCCTGACCATATTGTTGAGATAACTCTGTTACAAATCCCATATTTGGTACAACTGGTTCATTTGAACCTGTACCCATAGATGAAGTTATATTTGTTTTTGAATCTGTTCCATATTTTTCCCACATCCAATTTTTTATGTTGTAATTATTAATATGTGAAGAGTACTCTGATACTGCTTCTTCATAACACGCGTAAATTGAACCACTATTGAACTCCAATTGCATGACTGGATGTCCAAGTTTTCGTGCTACGAATTTACACAATTGTACACTTTCACTTTGAAATGCTACATCATTATCATAGATACCAAAAGGTGTTGAACCTGTGATTGCATCTACATTTGTTGGGTCTTCGTATAAATATTGAAATTTATCTGCCATTAATATTCTCCAAAAAGGGTATTATGCTTCATATATAAATATTAGACTAAACCAAAAAAGGGTGAGATATTTCTCACCCTTTTCTGTTAGATTATTGAACTTTTAATCAGTTAAGATTAAACTTGCTCAAGACCTTCGACGTAGATTTTACCATAGAACTCTGGTCTAACCATTTTCTTAGCGTATCTTGTCATCACACCTTTTCTTGGAGTGAAATCACTTGGGTCATATACAAGAGGAGTCATAATCAATGGAACATATGGAGCGTAAACCGCACCTGTTTCAAGGAAGTTTGAACCTCTAAATCCAAGTAAGATTGTATTTTCACTCATGTATGGTGATTTGTAAACTGTGAATCTATTTTGTAGAGCCCCAACTTGACTTACACCCATGGCGAAATTAGCTTTGTTACCGTCAGTATTTACTGCATATCCTGGAATAGATTCAAGGATTGTAGCAACTTTAGGTCCACAAACAACGAAGTTAGCACCACCTCTTAAAGTTAATCTGTGAATTTCGTTAGAAACTTTTTGGATTTTACTTACAAGAGTTTGATACCATTCGAATTTTGTGTATGCATATGCACTGTTAGA